TAATAGAATCTTTGGTCATCTTGATTCCACCATGACCACCCATTGATGATGGGTTAGTTGTTGGATAAGATGTTTTAGGATTATAGATGAAGTATTCCTCTACCTCAGGAAACTCATAATCCATTGGATTATCATTATTCAGATTACCAAGTCTGAGGTTAGTTTCCTCTCTTGATTTCTTTTTCGTTTGTCTCACATAACGCATTTTCATTGCGTCAATATAACGCAATTCTTGAATCCCCTCTTGGGGATTTTTCATATCAATTACTTTATGGTAGTATAATCTTCCGTCAATATACCAATTTCTATAAATCTCGTGTGCTTTTCTATCAAAGTCGAGAAGTTCTAAGATATACTTGAATTCTTCACGTATCTTTTTCTTGATACCATCACTGGCATTCAAGTTTGATAGTTCAATTTCTACGGGAGAATCATTTGTATCAACAACAATCGCTTCATTGACTACATCTTCAATGGCACTGTCACACTCTGGGTGCAGTGACATCTCTCTATATCTTTTTAGTAAATCAAACTCAGTTCTGTAAACACCTTCAATATCTACATAAGATCCAAAAAATCCACTACTTAAATAGTGATCAACCCCGTCCTCATTATTAGGAGGTACGGGGGAGACAACTGAAGGGGGTTGCTTCTCATTATCTTCAATAGAGAAACCAAATAACTTTGCCATGATTTATGTTACTAGATCTGCCTTTTTTATTATTTAGGCAGGATCCTTAGTGTATGCTCCGGGCTCCCAGTATTGAACCTGGAAGTCAACTGTAAATTCTTCAATAGCATCTGTGTTTTCGTATGACAGAGCAATCTCAGAAATGTTAGTTGGGAAGATATCAAAGAAAGTGTAAGTTTTCAGTGGAGTTACTGGTGTTCCACTTACGGAACCAGATGCACCCTCTGCAGATGCACCTCTATCAGCACCTCTACCAAGTTGATGAACGAGTGCATATGTCATGTAGTCGCTAGGATTAGTAGCACCAGTATTATTACTGTTCTTGCTAATTCCTTGCATCCATGCTTCAAATGCAGTTCTCAGTAAGAAGTTTTCATCGTTGATAACGGTGACACTCCATACATCGAATGTTCTCTCACCAGCAACCTTCAATTCTCTTCCTCTAAATGGAATTGAAATGGGATTGATATTAGATGCAGGGAGGTTTGCTCCCTTGCACATGAATTTGAATAAATCAGATTCTTGACTGTCGCCAGTTCTCCAAACATTTGCACCAGCGGCAACTGGGAATGATGGGATCTCAACCTCAAATAAATTGGGTCTTGCACCACCACCACTCAGTTTTGATTTGAATGCTGTAATTGTTCTAAGCGTAGACATTTAATGTTCCTCCTATGTGACTTTGTGATAAATGGTTAATTAAACTCTACCAGCCACTTCTTCAAAACTTACGCCAGATCTGGTGGCGACGAATGTCAAAGTAATGTAGTTGATTGATTTGGTTGGTTTGATGAAGATGTCAGCCCTAAACTCATTGTTATCAACAACGTCAGGTGTGTTATTTGTTTCATCACAAATAACTGTGAAGTCGATAATACCTCTCTTCGCCTGAACATCACGAAGGAAAGGTTCAACGATGTTGACGAAGTTTGCTCTCGTTGTCTGATCATTTAGTTCAAACAGTTGAGCTTGTGCTGATCTTTCAAGTGCTTGTTCGATTGTGAGGAACAATCTACGAACATTGATGCGATCAAAGGCAGATGGGAATGAAAGACCCGTCTTGTCTCCAAAGAGCAGAACTCCTGTTCCTGGTTGTGCCAGGATTGGATTTACTCTCGCAGTGTAAAGTAAATCTCTTTGTGCCTTTGTTGGATTATATGAGAGTTTGACAGCGTTATTAAGAATACCTCTTTGCTGTCCCGCTGGAGAGAACCATGGGAACGAAGTCAAGGTAGTTCTTGTCATCAGTCCAGCAACGTCAGCGTTACATGGAATATAGCGGAACTTATTATTGAATCTATCATACATGTACTTGTAACCACTATCAAAGATTCCATAAGACGAAGAACTCAATGCACTAAAGAATCTGATAACATTATCAGTTTGAGTGGTTGTATTTGTCAGATCGACAACGTTTGCTCTGTGAGGAGAGATAACAGCAACACAATCTTTTCTCTCATTTGCAATTGAGATAAGTTTGTTTGCCTTTGCTTGAGAATCAGTTTCTACGCTGCAACCTGGACCTTGAATCAGGTAGTCAACAGCAACTTCATCCTTATTAGCGAATAACTCGTAACCAGTAATGATTGGTCCAAGTTCTGCCTTCATTCCTCCAGCAGCAGAGTAATCTACTCCACCCTTCAGAGTATATGTGCTGTTTCCAATAGCACCGTAGGTAATGCTCTGTGCTTTTTGTCCCCAAAGTCCTTGAGAAGTTGTGAAAGGAGTATATGCTGTTGAGAATCCAGTGGCAGTTGGTGTTGTTAAGTTATAAGAATCAGATGCCTGAGAAGGATTGTAACCAGCGTAAATGTACTCTGAGAAGTTTGCCAGGAAATCTTTGTAGTAAATTCTTTGTGGAGAATTGACTTGTGATACAGCATCAGATGCCTTGGAAATTCCGTTAAATTTCTCAAGGATGTTACCTTGAATTCCGGTTACTGTTCCTGTGTCATCTACGATAGCGATGTTAATCGCATCGTTCCTACCATTTCTATCTTGAACGAAAGTATTCGTTCTAGGTTTAGGTGCAAGTGACTTCCAGTAAACAATAGAATTTTGTAATCCTAAAGTTTGATTATCATACCAATCTGCCACACTTGTAGCATTTGTGGTGACTGCCGTTGATAGTCCTGAATTTACTCCAGAATTATTGACAAAGAACAATCGATCACCTGATTCAAAAGATGAAACGCTGTTTCCTTGTGCATAATCAATCTTTGTTTCTGTTCCTGCTGAGGAAACTCTTGAAACAACTTTGACATCAATTGAACTATTACCACTTGTAGCGTCAGTGACGATACCTGTAACGATACCCTTCAAATATCCAGTAAACAGTGATGTGGAACCAATACCTGCAAGAACCGTGCTAGTAATTGCTGTCGTAACACCGAATCCGATGGTAGCACCAATATTTGCTGGGTTAGTGGTAGCGATACCGACTGTTTGGTCTGCAATATCATCAATAAAACAGACTTTCAATTCATTGAGATATGATCCAGGTGTTTTACCTGCATATACATATTCAACACTCTCACCAGAGTGAGTGTTTTCGTAATTATCAAAGTTCTTGATCTTCAGACTGGTAGTGCTAGCATAACCAACAGCAGCATTTGATGTATTCAAAGTTGCGCCATCTGCTCTGCCAACTTTCAGTATTCCACCATATGAAAGGAATGATGATGCTGACATCCAATACTCATATTGAGCATCAGTTGAAATTGGTTTTCCAAAGGTGTTGATGAGTTCTTGTTCTGTTGTAATATCAACAAGTTCCTCAACAGGACCGATAGAAAAAGGACCTACGATGCCTCCAATATTATCTAATACATTCTCAGCTCTTCCTACTGTAAGGTCAACCTCCCTTACCAGTACTCCGGGAGATAATTGAGGAGTCGCCATGTTTTTCTCCGTGTTCTCAGTTTATCTGAAAGTATTTAGAATTAAGAGCACTTTCAGTGGGGAAACACGGAGTGAACTACCAATCTGGATATGACCAGTCAACAAATGGTGTCTCTTTCTTTCTTGTATCTATAATTCTTTTTATCGTACACTCCTTACATTCGTATGAATATGATGAAGCAACTGCACCTCTATTCTTTCTGGTTCTATAAAATGATTCAACTAAATTCTTAACTTCACCACAGGTTCTACACTTTCTATCTTGTAATAGAAGGTGACCTAATTTTATTTGACCATCAATGTCCACTACCTATATTCCCACATAAATGATCTATCACCATATTCATCTGCTTTGAACCATCTATCACCCTCATCATCAGTAAAACTAGCTTCGCCTAATCCATCATCCATAAAACCAAAAGGTGCCATGTCTTGTTCAATTTGATTTTTTTGTTCTTCGTATAATCTTTTTCTTACGTCTTGATCAGTCAACTCTTTGAAATAGTCCATTTGGACTAACCAAGCATAGATGACAAGACACATTGCTAAGTCATCATTACATCCTTCTTCTGCTTCAAAAGAATTGTGTTTAGATATAAATGTCGTCAATTCTGAAATGATATCATAATCACAGAATGTAAGTTTGTTTTCCTCAATCAATGTTTTTAGATTAAGTGATCCAACTTTTTTTACAGTCTTAGACATCTTGACACCAAGTTGAGTTTTCTTTCCAGAAAATCCTTGACCAACAATCTGTCCTGCTCTACCTCTCATGGAGCACATAAGAAGGTTTTGATATTCAAGATCATACTGAAGAATACTTGCTACTTGATCTCCAATATCATTTACCTCACAAAGAACGAAAGCACTATTATAATTTTTTGCAACTTCCCAAATTATATTTGGGAATAACATTGGTTTGATATCATTATTTTTATATTTTGCAACAACTTGATGTGGAAATTGAGTTATGTCCACAACAACAAATGCGGAATAGTCTTCACCAACTCCTCTAGCAACGTCAACAGTAATTACAT